TGATTTATCCATCATGGCATGGCGAAAACTAAATACCATTAAAGGTAATATTATTACAGATAAAAACAGGCCACAATGTAAAATAAAGCATTGCGATAATAAATCGCGATTAATGTATTATCACGTAGATGGGACTCCTCATTATTTTGATATTTGCAATATTCATCATATGAAAAAATATGGCTATTATGTTAAGTGGGTTAAGGATGTAGCAAGAAGAGCAAGGTTGCCTGAAGGTAAAATACACAGATTGAGGCAAAGAGCAATTAAAAGAGGAATAATTTGTAAATTAAGCATGGCTGATTTTAGGGAATGGATAAATAGCCAAATTCCAAAATGTAGTTATTGCGGAACGCTTTTTATTCGCTTACAGGACTTAGCAATTGATAGATTAATTCCTAAAAAAGGCTATGTTTTAGGTAATTTAACTTTAAGTTGTAAAGGGTGTAATTTTATTAAAAGTAATATTTTTACTTTTGAAGAAATGAGAGAGATTGCCTTGAGGTATAATTTAAAAGAAAAATATGCAAAACCACAACAACTTTAAAAGACGGTTGACGCAAATGGAGATTGAGGGTATTAGGGAATGGGTTAATAATGCCTCGCAAAATAACAAGCCCTCTATCCGTACTATCGCTAAAAAATTAGGGGTTAATAGGCCTACTGTAATTAAAGCTCTTGGTGGCTGGAAAGGGATACAAAGGAATAAGCCTCAAGTTGTCCGTTCTCCTCGTGTTATTGATCGTAATATTTCTAGTCCGGCTGTTATTGAGCCTTTTACGACTGATGTACCTGATGATTTAAAAATATAATATGAAAGGAAGAGTTATTACTGGTCCTACGCCCATGCAGAAGCGTGGCGTGGATAATATTTTATCCGGTAATTATAATGCCGCCGCGCCTGCCTTGCGTGATGCCGGCTATAAGCCATCTACTGCCATTAAATCTCAGGATAATTTCTTCAAGGCCAAAGGTGTCGGGTTGTATCTTAAAACCCTCTCTAAGGTGGCAAAGAAGCGGTGGAATGTCAGTTTACCTGATAAGGTGGCGTTAACTTATCTTGACGGACTTGAGGCTACCAAATTATATGGTAAGGAGGCTATTGAGGCGCCAGACTATATGGCTCGTAAGGCCTATGCTGATCGTTTTGCCGAGTTTTTTGGTTGGACTCATGGTGATCTTGCTCCCGGCGCCAAGCTTCAACAGTTTAATTTCTTTTCAGTCAGTCCGGAAGAGCGTACGGAATTTAATGATAAATTTAAGGATTTCTTGAAGCAATTATGATTGGCTCACGCTGTGGTATTGGGGTTTCTTCATTGGAGATCACCTCCCTTGGACATGTGTTAGCTTTCTTTATCGTGGCGTGAGCATTATGTATTGTATGCATTGTAAAACTAAGCGCGAGGGACGGAATCATAAGATCCAGTTGATTCGTGACGGCCGGCGCAGGTCGCTCCGCGCTAATTGTGAGGTATGCGGTACGGTTATGTCAAAGCTTCTTTCCCGAGACGAATTTGACAATTTATAAGGTCTAGTATCCTCACTTTATAATCCAATGCCCCTCAAATCGCAACCTCGTGGGGCATATTTGGTCTTATTTTGTCAGGTAGCCTTGCGTTAGTCTCAACCGAGCAAAATACTATAAACCCTTGACATTCCCTAATGATTGTGGTTATATATATTTATCTTATATAAAAGGAGGTGAAAATAGCTTATGACAAATGTAAATAAAGAAGTTAAAATGTCTTTAGAAAATTTGATAACACGCTGTTTTAAAGAAATAGCATATATTAGAAAAGAAGATCCTGATAGAGAAATATGGTATACCTGGCATGTTCAAACTCTAAAAGATATAGAAAGGGTTATTTCTCAAATTGAAGTCAAAGCATAATCAATGACAAAAAAAGAAGAAAAAAGATTATGCAAGTTCTGCGAAGAGGAATTAGAAGAAAATGATGACTTTGTTTGCGGTTATCATTGGTTGGAAGAGTAAATCTTTAGCTTTTGATCCTGCTTTGTCGCAAAGGCGCAAGGCAGGAATGAGACGCTAAGGAGGTGATATTCCATGCCAGGCTTTCATTTATGGTCGCATGAGGGTTTAATTTCTTATCTGCGCGATTTGTACGATCTTGTTTATATTGAGGAGATTGAATCTGCCCAAGTTCATTATTGGGCCGTTATTAATGAGCTTTCACGAAGGGGATTTAAAACTGATAAAGTTGTAGGTAGTGTTGTTCGTCTTTGATCTCTGACTTTGTCCCTTTCTACTCAGGGGACAAAGATGAGGGGCTAAATTTCGGGCTTCTTGTTCTTTCTTCTTAATCGCTTTATTCCACACTATTATATCATCCTCTCTCCAGGTTAGTATGTTGCGGTTGGGAATATCTTGTGCGGGTGGCGATTTTCATTTATTCCCTTTCCGTACCTTTTGTAATTCCGCTTTAGCTTGAAAATACGCACGATTTATCGTATAATTTAAGTATGCTTACTCGTCAGGATCGCGTGGCTTATCAACTGCAACTTCGTATAATGTTTCCTTACCTTGTTTCAGCTTTTAAGTTATTGGATCGGTGGTTTTGCGAGGATTGTGGGGTCTTGTATGGTCTTACTTTTGACCACAAAAGGTACGCTCCTGATATCACTATTGCCGATCTCCGCGTTCTGTGTTGGCGGTGTCATAAGAATAAAACAGAATATAATTACGACTCTTATCTGTCCGGTAATTTCTATTGTCCCCACTGCCCCCATTGTCAAACTTCCTTCTAGGCACGCTTCTCCGCCTATAGGCCTCTTTCTCCGCGCTTATTACTATTTCCGTTCTTTTATCTCCCTTTACGCATGGGACTTTGCTGTAGCTGTTCGTTACTGTATCATCCTTTCTACGATCTCCAAACTTGGTGTGGTCCGTACTATAAGGTACACTATGTGCTTAGGCCTAAACAAGAGGGCTTAAATCGCATCCTCATGGGTCATAATGGTGTGTGTTGTGGTGTTAATCCCTTAATATGCCCTTTTTGTGTGTAGTCTACTATATATACTGTTGCGTGTGTTGTTCTTCCTCTCTCTCTGCCGGTAGGGGAGGGGGGGCGTACCCCTGAAAATAGGGTGGTTGGGTGGCGGGACTCTCTCCCCTGCCTATGCGTACTGCAACGAACATCCATAATCCCTTTTTTATTTTTTTTTAGGAAATCTGGCAAAATAACACCCTCACAATACAGTCCTTTTCTATGCTATAATTGAAGCTGTGGAAGGGTTAAGACACAAACGATCTCCCAACGGTTCACGCTTCATCAGAGGAACTTGTATTGTTCCTTCTTGTAATAATATTCAAGCACCTAACGGTATGATAAGTAAAACGGGGATGAAGAGATTTAGGCTTAGGTGTTTTACTCATAATTACAAACAGTCTGCTCAAGGAAAACTACATCGTCGTCGTAAGCCAGCTCGCGAACGAAGTGTTTGTTCTTTCAAGGACTGTAATAGGCTTCAGGCTGGTCTGCGTAGAAGTAAGGCCGGACGTCGTTATTACTCCCTTTGGTGTGATTATCATCGGCATAATAGAAAAACCTCAGTTCCTGCAGGATATTGGAAGGAAAAAATGAAAACTATCTTCTATAGGCAATCAGTAAATAATACTAAATGCGAGCGTTGTGGTTGGGATAAAGCCTTATGTGATAGGCACAGATTAATACCGGGGCATAGTGGTGGAGAATATAAGGAGGGGAATATTATTGTTCTTTGTCCTAACTGCCACAGGCTTGAACATATACCAAAGTGATATAATATCCTCGTGAATCAATTAGATCTCTCTCAAGCATCTTCATTCAACTGCATCGCATGGATTTTGGAGTCAAATATGGTCAACGAGAACGGTTCTCCTTTTGAGTTCCGCGACCATTCATTTATGATTGATCCCTATTTAGACAACACCCCTAAGCAAGTTATCTTAAAATGCGCGCAGATTGGCTATTCAACGATGGCAATTCTTCGGGCTTTTCATCTAGCGCGATATGCCGGGGCAAACATCATCCACACTTTTCCATCACGCAATATGAGCAAGGACTTCGTGGTTCCGAAAGTTGATCCTTTGGTTGCGAGGAATAAAGTCTTAAGAGACATGATCGGGGTTGATTCGGTCGCTCTTAAACAAGTAGGAGAGCGTTACATTTATTATAGGGGTTCGTTTGAACAGACCGAGGCGATTTCAATTTCCGCGCATATCTTAATAAACGATGAGTTTGACCGGTCCAACCAGCAGGTTCTCAAAACTTATAGATCCCGTTTAGATGATGCAAAAAGAGAACGCCCTGAGCTTGGCTGGGAATGGGCTTTTTCAAACCCTTCCATTCCCGGATATGGAGTTGACGCCCTGTGGGCAAAGAGCGACCAGAAGCATTGGTTTGTTAAGTGTAGGAAGTGTTCTTACGAATGGTATCTTATTTTCCCCGATAATATAGATTTTGAACGAAAATTGAGAATCTGTGCTAAGTGTCACGAACTCTTAACAAAAGATGATCTTAAAAAAGGCAGATGGGTTTATAAACATAAGTCTGAGACCTCAGGTTACTGGATTTCCCAGATGTTCGTACCTTGGATTACCGCCGAGAAGATCATTGAGAAGTCGCAGGGAGATCAGGACATCTTTCATAACTTTGTTCTAGGTTTGCCTTTTGTTTCAAAAGATACTTCTGTTACCCGCGAATCTATAATTAAATGTCTTTCCCCTGGGCATAATCCTCGCACTAATGTCGCCATAGGCGTAGATAATGGGGTCGTCAAGCATTATGTCATCGGCAACCGGTACGGAATCTTCCAGATCGGGACAACCGAGGATTGGGAGGAGATTGAACGGCTCCGGAACCATTTTGGTGCTATAATGGTAATTGATGCGAACCCATACCCGAACACCCCTCAAAAGCTGGCGAATAAATATCCCGGTAGGGTTTTTATCCATTATTACCAATCGGACAAAAAAACCCTTGATGTTATCCGTTGGGACGGAATGGTCGTCAAGTCGGATAGAACCAAGATCATTGACTCTGTTGTCTCTGAGATTAATTCGCGGGACCTCATATTCAATTTCACGGAGAACGCATTGGAGGCCTACATATTACACTGGAAGAATGTTTATAGAATTATTAAAGATACGCCGGAAGGAATCAAGAAGCCCGCGTGGGAGACGATAGAAGGAAGACCCGATCATTTTGCGCATGCGACAGTTTATTGGAGAGTAGCTTTAGAACAGACTTTGGGACAGGGAGGGATTGTGTCTCCGCCCGCACCTTCGGGGAAAACGGACAAACATCCCTTTATCAACGCCGATCAGACGACTGCGGCTTTGGATATTAAAGAAGTTCTTGAAAGGGCGAGGACAAAGAAAGGCTGGAAAGCACTATAAAAATTTACGTTGAAACATTAGAACCTATTATCACAGAAGGGGAGAGGTATATTACTTTTTTTCTTTCTAATTTCCCGGGGGAGAAGAAGAACTTCCGTTGTTTGAATTGCGGCAAGCTTTTAATGCAGTACGAGGGAGAGCTTTTGGTCGGAGTTGATTCGGGGGATAAACCTACGGAGAAAGCATCCCTAGAGAATTTATGCCCCCGGTGCAGAATAGTATATAGGTTTATTGTGATATAATTTACATATGGAAGGAAATCCAACTGAGACACTTGCAAACCCCGAACTTCGGGAGGAGGTTCTATCCCGTGCCGATTCACTTTCGCTTTCGTTGACGCCAGAGAGAGTAATTGAGATTTTAGGCAGAAGAGTTGATGACGGAGAGAAGTTTTGGAATAAGGAGCTTGATCTTAAGAAAACCCGCGAGGACAACGAGAAGAGATGGATGAATAGAAACTTTGAGGTCGGGGAGAATACCTTATATGATTACCAAGTCCCCTACAAAGACAACCGGATTTTTGTTTCCGTTGAGACGCTTGCATCTAATATAGTATCCCGCTTGCCGACCCCTGAAGTCATAGAAGCGCAGGATACGGACGCATCAAGGGAACTGGCATCCAACTATTCAAAAGTTCTCATCCAGACCGCAAAAGACAACCTTCTTAAGTCACACTTACAGATGGTCGCGAGACACTTAATTATGGGTTATCGTATCGGGATTATGAAGATTTCTTGGGATTTTAACGGAGGAAGATTAACCGAAGACGATACGTACACGGGGGATATCGCGCTCAATTTTATCAGACCCCACAAGGTCATTTTTGACGCAGAGGCAGAAGACCCGGACAATGTTCCTTTAATTTCAGAATCTTTATCAAAAACAGTTGAAGAGTTGGGGTACCAGTTCTCAGATAAAAAAGACAAACTCATGGAAGTGGTCGGGAAAGCTACGGGCGCGAGAGTCAACATGGGATCAAAATTAGGATATAAGGAGATTTGGTTCTCTTTTTACGATGACAAGGGAGTTAAGCGCGAGGGAGTGGCGTGGAAACATAGTTATCTTTTATTAGATCATGGAATTAATCCTTACTATAACTATGAAAATTCTTCAAAGAGTAATTTCCTTGAACGCCCCGAGAAACCTTACGTCTTATTTAACTTTTTAAGAATAGGACGTTGGGTTTTGGATGACACTTCTTTAACCGAGCAGGCAGCGATCTTACAGGATGTTCTTGAGAAACGGGGACGACAGATTGTTGAGAACGCTGACCAGG